TTGCTGTTGCGCAGCGATGACTGGAGCAATGCCGCTTGGAGTACCAGTGGCGCTACTATTACAGCAAACGCTACCGCATCACCTGATGGCACGACGAACGCTGATGCACTGGTCGAGGATGCCTCAACCGGCCTGCACATAACTCAGCAGTTCATTACCTTTGCAAACGCGACGGCATACACTGTGTCGGTCTACATTAAGGCAGGCAGCCGGACTTGGGTTCAGGTTGCGTTACCAGCGGCAGCGTTCACGGCATCGCAGGGCGGCTTCTTCAACTTGTCCGGCGCTGGGTCGCTTGGCACGGTCACTGGGACGCCCACTGCCCGATCAATCACGGCTGTCGGCAATGGTTGGTATCGCATCACTGTAACGGCTACCTCCACTGCTGCGGCTGGCGGAAACGTAGCTATTGTGGCCGCATCTGCTGACGGCACAACATCTTACGCCGGAACGAACGGCAGCCAAGCCCTTTACGCCTACGGCGCACAACTCGAAGCAGGCGCATTTGCCACCAGCTACATCCCCACGGTTGCCTCTACGGTTAGCCGCTCGGCTGACGTTGCATCCATGACGGGGACGAACTTCTCGACTTGGTATAACCAGACCGAGGGGACGTTTATTGTGGACGTGGCAGCAGCAGCCGGTCTGCGCACAGGCGGCGGTGTCCAAGGCATTTTCTCTGTCAATGACGGCACAACTTCAAACGTCATGAACGCGGCCCGAACTGCTTCTCGGACAGCGCGCTTTAACGGCACTGGTTCACCTGCTGGTGATGTGACCTCGGTTGGCACGATGGCTGATGGCGGTATAGTTAAACTTGCCGCTGCGTATAAACTTAATGATTGGGGCTTGTCGCTTGGCGGCGCTACCGTTGTCGCAGATACCTCTGCGGTGGTTCCACCAGTTAACCGGCTCGGCATCGGATCGCTGGATGGCCTGTTTGATCCCGCTGCGCAGTGGGGTGGCCACATCCGCGCTATTGCCTACTACAACACGCGCCTACCGAACACGCAACTCCAGACGCTGACCGCGCCATCACTGGCCTCGCCGCTGGCTCTGGACTTCCTATCCACCACTTACACTGTGGGATATTGATATGGCTACTACAGCCTTCAACGATTTAATAACCTTCAGCCGTGGCAGCAACGCAACCGTCACCGGCCCGAATGGCCTGATCCAGTGGGCACCGAGCAATCTGCTGACGAACTCGCAGGATTTTGAGGCGAGTGCTTGGCTGAAAAGTGGCACTGCAACTATTGTAGCTAACTCCGCTTTATCGCCGGATGGAACGATAACCGGTGACAAACTCGTTTTTAATTCAGGTGCTGCCCCCGGAGCAGCATATGTGTATCGCGCCGTGTCGGGTTTAACCAGCGGCATAAGCTATACACAGTCTGTGTTCATCAAGGAGGCGGGTGTAACAACTGCAAACATCTGGTCGAACATCAGCGGTTCGTACACATCCGTGCGAATTAATTTGTCAACTGGTGTGCTTTCGCAGAATGGCGCTCAACCCCTTCCTGCTTCCTACTCCGCTATCAGCGCGGGAAATGGCTGGTGGCGGGTCACTATTTCTGAAACCACCTCCGGCACAAGCGGCAATGTGGTGTACGTTGACACATCAGTCACAGGCGACGGCACTAACGGCGTCTTCATCTGGGGCGCACAACTCGAACTCGGCTCCACCGCGACCACCTACAACAACACCAGCGTCCGCAACCTGCTGGGGTTCAGCGAGGCGTTTGATAATGCTGCGTGGAGCAAGAACGGCTCTAGCATCGTAACAGGAGCAGCAGCCAACCCCGTCAACGGGCTGTTCAACGCTCAAAAGCTGATGGAAAACACAGCGGCGTCCACTCAACACTATACGCGACAGAACCCCATTACTGTTGCCTCCGGTGCGGTTGTTACGTTGTCGGTCTATGCTAAAGCTGGCGAACGGCGCTATTTAGGACTGCTGGAAGGTTATTCAAACAAGGGTCGCTATTTCGATCTTCAAACCGGCACAGTCGGGAATGTCTTGGTTGGCGCTCCTTCTTCGGCAAGCATTACCGCCGTAGGAAATGGGTGGTATCGCTGTTCTATTACGACCACTGCGCCAGCCACCACCGTTGACCATGAAATTTATCTCAGCGCAGATGGTTCATCGCTCTCCTACACAGGCGATGGCAACTCCGGCGTCTACATCTACGGCGCGCAGCTATCCAACAGCGCCAGCCTCGATCCTTATGTGCCAACCCCCGGTGCGGCACCGAGCAGCACTGCCTATTACGGCCCCCGCTTCGATTACGACCCCGTGACGCTTGCGGCCCGTGGGCTTTTGGTGGAAGAGGCTAGGACTAATCTGCTGTTGCGGTCGGAGGAGTTTGATAACGCTACTTGGGTGAAGACCAATGCCACCGTCACGGCCAATGCTACAAACGCACCTGACGGCACGACCACTGCGGATCGAGTGACAATCACGGGTAATTCTATCGGCGTGCGTCAAACTTCATCTGCTACGGCGTCAACGCAAGTGCGGTCGTTCTACGTCAAGATTGACAGCGGAGTTCGATTTTTTCAGATACTGACAGATGGCTCCGTTAACGCCTTTGCCAACTTTGATCTCCTGCTCGGCGTAATTGGGACCAAAGGCTCGTCCGTTTCTGACCATACAATCACTGCCGTAGGCAACGATTGGTATAGGATTGCGATGGTGTCTACCGACGCAATTGCGAATAGTACCTATTGTTCTCCGGTAACAAGCGCCTCCGCCGGTTGGTCAACTGGCGCTTCAAGCGGGTCATTTTTCATCTGGGGCGCTCAACTCGAAACCGGTGCCTTCGCCACATCCTATATCCCCACCATCGCCAGCACAGTCACACGCTCGGCAGATGTCGCTACGATCAGCGGTAGCTTGTTCAGTCAGTGGTATAACCAGCCGCAGGGAACCTTTGTTGTTAGCGGTAGTTTCCCACAGTCAAATAATGCCGAAACACTATGTGTCGATGATGGCTCTGGTGCCAATACGCTAGAGATTTACCGTTCATCGGCAACAAAATTGAATGGATTTGTCCGCAGTGGCAACGTTACGGTTGCAGATATGGCTTGCTCGCAGACGCTAAGTTCTGGCGCGACATACAACACGGCTATTGCGTATGCCACTGATAGCTTTGCCTTTGGTATTGATGGCGTAGCGCCCACTACCGACACGGCAGGTGCAGTTCCCGTCGCAGTCAATATAATGCGGATAGGTCTGTATAGAGGCAATATTCAGCAAGTGAACGGCCACATCCGCAACATCCGCTTCATCCCCGCCCGTGCGGCAGACTTCCAACTACAGGGACTTTCGACGTGACCATTGATTACTGTTTGAAAAACACCGACGAAGCCGAGTTTAACCAACTTATGCTGGACACCGGCCTGTGCGTGGAAGTCAAGGAAGGCGAAGGCAAGGAAGCCACTGTCGTTATCGTTCCTGCTGACTACACGATCCTCATTGACCGCATCGGGCCGATCACCATTGGCGAGACGACCTATCCTGAGTACTACAGCAACCTGCGCATCCTTGGCTTGCTGAATGAGGAACAGGTAAAGCAGATCGACCAGTTTGCGATTGACCCCAGTCAGCCACAATATCGCGTTTTCCTGTGACCCAGATAGCCATCCTCAACGGCATATACACGGATAGCGGCCCCGACCTTCGGACGTCATACCCCTGCAATCTCGTCCCTGTTCCTAAGCAGAACGGGATCAATACCGGCTATCTGCGTCCCGCTGACGGCATCACAGCCAATGGAACAGGCCCAGGAATAGATCGCGGCGGCATCAACTGGAATGGCATCTGTTACCGCGTGATGGGTTCTAAACTGGTCACTGTCGCAGATGATGGCACGGTCACGATTCTGGGCGATGTTGGCAACGACAATAGCTACGTCACGCTTGATTATGACTTCGACCTTTTGGGCATCGCGTCAAACAACAATCTGTTCTTTTGGAATCCGACCACCTCAACGCTGACGCAGAACACCGACCCAGACCTTGGGCCTGTTCTCGACACCGTTTGGGTTGATGGTTATTGGATGACCACCGATGGCGAGTTTCTGGTTGTCACTGAATTAGGCAATCCCCTGGCAGTCAATCCGCTGAAATACGGATCATCGGAAATTGACCCTGATCCTGTCGTTGCGCTCCTAAAGCTACGCAATGAGATTTATGCGCTGAACCGATACACGATTGAAGTCTTCGATAACGTAGGGGGCGATCTATTCCCCTTCCAGCGTATCGACGGCGCACAGATCGAAAAGGGCGTCATTGGCACCCATGCCTGCTGCAACTTCATGGAGACGATTACATTCCTCGGCAGCGGCTTCAATGAAGCTCCTAGCGTCTATATGGGCGGCAATGCCAACGCCTCGAAGATCAGCACGCAGGAAATTGACGAAATTCTGATGAGCTTCACCGAAGCGCAACTGTCTGAGGTCAAGCTAGAGGCCCGTAACGATAGGGCGCATCAACATCTGTATGTTCACCTGCCTGATCGCACTTTGGTCTTTGACGCGGCTGCTACGCAAGCCCTTGGGGAGCCTGTCTGGTTCACCCTGACAACCTCACTGGTTGGCTTCTCTCGCTATCGCGCACAGAACTTCGTCTGGTGCTATGACAAATGGCTGGTTGGCAATCCCGCAAGCAATCAAGTCGGTTATCTTGTTCAAGACATATCGACGCACTGGGGTTCGAAGGTGCGCTGGGAATTTGGCACAACGATTGTCTATAACGAGGGCCGGGGCGTTATCTTCCAGAATCTGGAATTGGTCTCGCTGACTGGCTCCGTGGCATTTGGTGAAGATCCGACAATCAACACAAGCTATTCGACAGACGGTCAGACGTGGAGCCAACAGAAGTTCATCAAGGCTGGCAAGCAGGGCGATAGGGCTAAACGCTTGGTATGGTTCCAACAGGGTTGGATGCGTAACTGGCGCATTCAACGCTTTCAGGGCACAAGCGATGCTCACCTGTCCTTCGTGAGACTGGAGGCGGCACTAGAGCCGTTGGCGTTCTAATGGCTGTCCCGCCGAGACTGAAGCTAACCCGCGACCAGCTTGCCTCGTTCCTCCAGGACTTCGAGCAGATCAAGCAGTTCGAAAAGCTGTT